CACAGCCCCCAACCCCCTGATCATTGTCAGCCATCTCAAGGATGTTAAACATTACAAAAGCCGCCGAAAACGCCGAAGAAATTTTAAGAATTAGTTTAGACACCGCCAGAGTCTATAACGATTCATTGATTAAAATGAGTGAACTTAAGAACTTATTTTTTATCTTGTTAATTTTTCTTATTTTGTCCTTTTTAGGATATTATTTAGTTAAAATGACGATCTCTTTATTGAGGTTATCATTATCTTACTTCTTAATTTGGACAAAATTCCTAAATAAATTCCTCAGCATTCAGATCTTAATAATCTATTTATTTTTAATAGATGGTTGCTTAAGAACTGAACTTAGGGAAATCACCAGGAACGCCGGACTAACCACTTTTGAACATATTTTATTATGTTATGTGCTGGTTTTGGTATGCAATTATTATGTTGATAAGTATAAATTGCGAATTAGAGATTTTATTACTCCAAGATTGAACCGAGTGTTTACCACTTACTTTGGCTCTAAATTAACTATAATATATTCTCTAGTAGCAACTGAAGATAATTTAGTTTATCTTTTATGGACAGCATTTTATTGTGTAGCAATATTTCCGTTTATTGTTTTTATATTCTTTGCAAGTTTATTTAGTACTGCTAATGCAGCTCAAACAATAACGTATACAGCACCAGTGGAAAGTTCAACCTTATTCGATTTGTTTATTACATTTAGTAATGAATTCATCTATCCTAGGTATTCTATATTTTTGACTAATTTTATCATCTTCTTGAAGATGATATTGGCGCCATTAGATTGTATCCCATTAGTCAATGTCAATTTTCTATCAGTATGTATAATTTGTTTACATATTAATTTTTTCATGATAATTTATCATCGATGGAAAAACGACAAATTAAATAAAGAAGATCCTAAATGGATAGGTAATTTATTCCAACATGTAGTCCTACCAACCTCTTGCTTTGTATCTATATTTTATTTAGCTTTTATAGGAGCTCTTTGCATGGTATATACCTATGCTTCTCCCGAATTGAAGTTACAAGTGCAAATTTATTGTAGGATGAAGGAAAAAATTCGTTACTTTAAAAGAAACAAATCTAGGTTTCCAAATGGTGCAATCCCTATGGCTCAAATTGAAAGACTCGTTTACTCTGAATTGGAGAGTGAATCTATTACTCCTTTTTCTTATAAGGATATTAGAACTGAGTTTAACAATGAGCCTTTTCTTAGCGTTTTGAACCCTAAGAATCATCCACATGCTGAGTCTGCCGGACAGAGAACTTCTGCTGATAATTTTGTAGAGCAATTCTGTAGGTTAATAGGTAAAGAACAATATTCTATATCAAAATCAACTAAAGACGAGAGAGATAATCGTGACGGTCAACGTCTGTATTATTCCCATAAAGATGCAAGATTTGAACCTTGCTTTGATTTTGTTAAACCATATCATTTATTGAAAATGATAGATGTTGATTACTATTTAACCGAAGAAGAACTCTACTATTGGACATCTTTTGGGAATCCAATAATTCTCTATACTATTACTCCCGAACATTTAGTTCATAACAGTGATGATAATGCTTTTTGGTTTAAACCTGATGGAACCATGCATTATAACATTGCTGGAGGAGCACACTATAAACACAAATTATGGGACTGGAACACTGATGTAGCGGTGTTTCGAAATTGTAGAAATCCAATGACTGATTTCACACAGTGTTATATAGAAAAGAGAAAAGTTGGACCAAATAGATCCATAGTTCTTGTGTTACCAATGCTAAGAGGTAATTATATCTCTACTTGGCTTAGATTAAAGCTTGGTATGTTAGATGAAAATCCTATCAAGCGTTTTAATCCCAGGTATGGTAACACAGACCGTATGTACCTAATAAATGGACAAACTGTCACTTTAGCTATGGAAAATAATCCAATGGAAGTAACTCTGCCGTTAAAAGCCTTCTCCGAAATATTAGCCATCACCAAACGTACTGATGTATCATCTGGAACAATTTCTAGATTAACTGAGGACACCCAAACATGTGGTTTCATTAACACATGGTTCAAAGTTGATCCACAAGAATTTAAATTTAACATTAGGCTCCCACAAAGAGACTATGTTAGGAATTATAGTCCTATATATTCCAATTCTGTTCCTCCTGATAATAACATTAGAAACAATGATGGTAATGATAATGCTGGTAATGGTGGAAAACCATTTATGAATCCAATTGTTCCCGAATGTTATGTTCCTAGACGTTCAAAAGATTCCGAAGCATGGTGTATAGAAGGTAGAATGACAGACATTAAACCGGATAATACTCGACCGATACCACACAACATTCAAGAATTTATGAAGGAATTCGTAGATTTAGTAGTTGAAAATGGTGTTGGTCATCCAGTGGAATATGAGGAATTTAGAGATAAATTAACAACTGCCCAAAGATTAAAGTATGACGCCTCTCAACAACATGGATACTATCCAGATCTAAATAGACATGAAATGTTTATTAAAGCAGAAGCTTATGGTGAACCGAAAGATCCTAGAGCTGTTACTGCTATAGATGTTGAACATGTTGTTGAATATTCTAGATATTTAGTTGAATTATCTAGGTACCTTAAGAAACACCCTTTCTACGCTGTTGGTTTACCACCAATGGATGTTGCCGCTAGAATTAGTGAATTTGTATCAGAACATGGTACAGTTATTGAAACTGATTTTAGCAGATTTGACGGTACTCAAGGATTATTCACTAGAACATTAGAATCTATGGTGTTCTTTAGATACTTTAATAGCCAATATCACGAGGAAATAAACTCTTTAATGAGTGATACCCAATACAAACCTATAAACACTAAATTTGGACTCCGTTATTGTTCTGAATTGTTCAGACAAAGTGGAAGTAGTGATACTTCTATTGGTAATACCTTAGTTAACGCTTGTGTAAGCTATATTGCTTTACGATTTGAGGGAATGGAAATACAAGATGCGTTTAATAACTTAGGAATTTACTTAGGAGATGATGGTGTAAGCATAGGAAAAGTAGAACATTTTGAATTGGTAGTCAAACAACTTCAAATGAAGATTAAACCGAAAGTGGTTTATGGAGGAGATTTTGTTTCATTTTTAGCAAGAATCTATCCAGATGCTGAGAGCGGAGCTAGTTTCGTGGACCCAGCTAGAGCTCTTAGTAAACTTCATTTTACTACTAATAAATGTGAAACTATTCCGAATGTTTTACATGCTTATAGGAAATGTATGAGTTATTATATTGCAGACCCTTTTTCAATTGTTGGAAGAATTTGTGAACATATTTTATTAATAATAGAGAATGAATATATAATGACCAATAAAATATCCAAGAAACAATTGAAAAAATTCAAGAATATACCACTAACAGAGTTTCCTTTTTCTATACGTGCAGCACTTGTTGATATGTTAGACTTCATTAATAATGCTGGAATTCCGGAATTACTTAAAAGATTTTGGAATAATCCTATCTATCCTGCACCTAGAAATAAGAAGCAATTCTGTCAAGAATCTGTTCAATTTTTATGTGACCAATTAAATATTGAGACTAAAAGATTCGATGAATGGTTTGCAAAATTCCTCCTTTGTAAAGATATTGATAAGTGGCCCCCACTATTGGAACCTAAAGAAGTTGAATCAAAACAATTAATAGAAGTTAATGGTGAAATCTTTGGAAAAGGATTAAAATCTCGTCCAATACCTTGTACTAAATTAAATTGTAGAGAGAAAGATTGTAAGCAAGCTGGATGTAAATACATTCACGATGGTACTGGTATTAACAGAGTTGATTTAACTATTAAGTATTGTAAAAATTATCAAATAAATAATTGTAAGAAAGATAAATGTAAGTTTGTTCATGTGTTAGCTCCAAAAAATATTATATGTCAAAATTATATTAAAGCTAGCTGTAAAGATAAAACTTGTCCTTATCTCCATTTTAATCGAAATTGCGATTTGTCTGGAAAAAATTGCAATGTGGTAGGTTGTCCCTACCGCCATAGTTGCTAAAATAACTACTCCTGGGGAGTGTTATTAACATTATAATTCTCTTATTGGTTTCTGGCGGAACCAATAATATCCCTTTATTATCTCTTGAATGAGACCCTATACAATATTCAGATTGATTGTGAGTATAGTGGCTTAAAAGGTTTATGTTAATAAAACGAACCAGGACGCCGCCTGCCTTAATTTTTGAACCGGC